CAGCAATCGCTTAAAACCCTCGAACAGATCTACCAGATCGAACAAAAGAACCGCCGGGAAGAGCAGAACGCTCGCGAGAAAGAGGCGGCCGACCGATCGCGTGAGCAGCAACTGGCGGAGATTGAGCGCCAGCGGGCGGAGCGGGAACTGACCCAGCCCACCCAGCGCACCACCCAGAACCGCACCGAAACCGTTAAAACCATCACCGTTACCTTGGGCGGCCAGGATTTCCGCGTTCTGGCCAGCGACGAAGACGCCCTTCTGCGGGCCCTGGAAAACGCACGGAGTACCGCACTGTGATCACCCTATCCGATGGCACCAGCACCGTAGAACTGCCAGAAGACCTGGACTGGACAGACCGCTACTGGTCCCCGGTTGCCCAGAGCTTCACGCGCAGTGTAACCGGCAAAGCCATTATTCAGGTGGCTGCGGCGCAGCTTGGCCAGCCGATCACACTGCAGGCGCCGGACCGGGGCGGCTGGATGCTGGCAACGAAAGAGCCCCAAATTCTCGAATGGCACAACGAGCCCGGCCAAAAGCTCACCCTCGATTTCCATGGCGAGACCCACACCGTTCAGTTCCGCCATCACGATGGCCTGGGCTACGAAAGCACGCCGCTGCGCTTCCAGATCAACCCCGGCCCAGACCACCGGGTAATTCCCACATTCCGATTCATCACCGTGGAGCCGTAATCCATGCCGATTCAAGAACAGAACATCAAATTCCTGGCCAGCCAGGTCATGGACGACGTACCTGAGGGCGGCGGCGCTGCCACCGGCAACGAAATCCCGGACGGCGTGATGAACAACGTGTTCGAGGACATAAGCGACCTCGACCGGGCCATGGGCCGGTTTAATTTGCGGAAGCTATTTCTGGCCGTGCGGACCCTAAGCACGGACCTATTCGGCGGCGCAAAAACCGTGGTCACCGCCCTGCCGGAAGACCCGGCCATCGGCTACACCCTATTCACCACAGATGACCCGTTCGACACCCGGGATCAGGCCGCCAACCGCGTGGAAGCGTATCTGTTCAAAGGCCCCATGTGGGCCGGCGGGCTATACGAAAACCACATCGAAGGCATGCGCCAGATCCGCATTATTCAGCGCCCCGATACCGCCGTGCCACCGCGCGGCAAAACCCTGTGCCTGGTCAGCAACGAGGGCCTCAGCAACGAGACAGAGCAGTATGTGCGAATGACTGAAGTGGCCGCGGAAGTCCAGATGTTTTACGACGCGCAGACAGGGGCGGACTTCCCGGCCCTGATCGTAACAGCGGACCTGTCCGACGCCCTGCGGCACGACTTCGACGGCCACACCCCAAACCGCTCCTTCAGCTACAACTACGACAGCGGCAAAGCCCGGCTCCGGGACACCACTGTGGCCGACGCCACCCAATACTTCGGCGCCCAGCGTCTGGCCCTGCCGGCATCCCTGGGCAGCAAAACCCTGCGCGCGACCAGCATGTTCACCCAGCTGGTGCCGGCCGCCCAGAGCGAAGAACCGCTGGCCAGCCAGATGCTGAACCCCGAGCTTGTGCAGAGCATCGAAGCCGGCACCCGCACCGTGGACGTGCCGCAGCAAGCGCACACCCTGGCCCGGCAAGTCACCGCCGAAAACCGCCGCCTGAACTGGATCGAAACCCTGGCCCCGGTACCGGCACCGGGAGCCTATACCGTCACCTATATGGCCCAGGGCAACTGGTACACCCTGACCGACGATGGTGAGGGTGCCGTTCGCGGATCAGACCCCGGCCACGGCACCGGCACGATTGACTACACCAACGGCAACGTGACCCTGACCACCGGCGCCCTGCCGGACGTGGGCAGCCAGATCATTTACACCTACGGCTCCCGGGTACACTACGAAGTGCGAAGCGGCACCGAAGCCATCAACGCCGACCAAGCCGCGGTCCACTTTGCCGTGGAGAACACCCCGGTCAAGGCCGACACCGTAACCCTGACCTGGACCACCGGGGGAGAAACCAAAACCGCCACCAGCGACGCCCTGGGCACGATAACCGGGGACGCCACCGGGAGCATTGACCCGACCACCGGCGAAGGCGAAATCATCGTCACCACCCTGCCAGACCGGGGCGCCGACCTGGCCATCGCCTACCAGTGGCTGGAGGCCACCGACCCGAGCAAGACCGCAAGCGTCACCGAAAGCCTGCCGGCGGCCAGCCCTATTACCACCAGCGAGGGCATCAAGGACCATAGCCTGCGGCTGACCTTCGGAATAACAGCCAGAGCAGGGACTGAAATGGGGGACTTGACGGCTGTAAACCGAGCCGGTGACCTGCTGCTGCCCCCCCAGGCATTAACAGGAAAATACAACAGCTACAGAGTCGTAAGCGAGACCATCATCGGCACCGTTGTCGATGACACCATAACAATCGATCAAAGCGCCCTGCATCTTCAGTACCGGAGATGGGGGCTGGCCGGGTGGGGAACCACAAGCGCAAGCATGTTGGTTAACCTGACGCAGGACGTGAAAGCCACCTATATCCCGGAAGCCGTCGCCACCACCGCCAACACCACCACCGAAACGAGCGCCATCACGGCGCTGACCCTGGACCTGGTACCCAACACCGCCGACGCCATCGTGCCCGACTCCGTGCGCTTCACCCTGGGCGGCAAAACTTACGACGACCGCAGCGGCAACCTGCTGACCGACATAGACCCCCAGACCGGCAGCGGTCTGGTGGCCGGCTCCATAGACTACGAAGCCGGAACCGCAGAGGTGACCTTCTGGGAAGACGGCCAGCCCACCGGGTTTGATATCACCAGCTGCCTGACCGTTTACGGCGAATGGACCGCAAGGGAAGGCTTTTTCAGAACCCCCAGCGCCCCGCTCAAGCCCGAAAGCCTGCAGATCATCGGCACCGCAGAAGACGGCGAACAGATCATCGCGCTGGCAGACCAAAACGGCGAGTTCAATCACGAGTGGCTGCAAGGGCAAGCCAACTACACCTTCGGCACCGCCGCCGTGACCTTCGGGAAATGGGTAGACGACGCGAGCCTGACGCCAGAAGAAAAAGAAGAAGACTGGTATGACCCCGCCAACGTCGAAAATGGCGAGATCTACAAGCCCAAGCCCATGATCACCAGCACCCTGCGCTATAACGCGGTTGCCTTTACCTACCTGCCGCTTGACGCCGACATAGTAGGCATCGACGCCGTGCGCCTGCCGGCCGATGGCCGAGTGCCTATATTCCGGCCCGGCAACATCGTGATGGTGATGCACCCCAGCGAAACCGCCCCGGAAACCGTGACCACCGGCGGCACCATAGCCACCCGGCCCCGCGTGGCCTGGGTACGGGTAATGGACGCCAACGGGGAGCAGGTGACCGAGGGCTACAGCCTGGACCGCGCCACCGGCACCGTGACCTTTGACGACGCAACCGGCATCGCCATGCCCGTCACGATCCGCCACACCGTCGGAGACCTGCGCCTGGTGACCGACGTGCAGATCACCGGGGATATGACCCTGAGCCGGCCCCTGACCCACGACTACCCCGCCGGGGAAACCATCGTTGCCAGCTGCCTGATCCACGGCGACCGGCGCGCCCGGGTAGCGCAAACATGGGATGAGGAAAACTGGAACGGCACCTGGTCAGACGCCCGCCAGAGTGACGAGGCCACCGCCACCCTGAACGTCATCGACCACCCCATCACCGTGACAAACGAGGGCTGCGACACCGACCGCTGGCTGTTCCGCTGCACCAACGCCAGCACCAACCAGTGGGAACTGATCAGCGAAAAGCGGGGCCTGGTATGGCGGGGCACCTACACCCAGACCGGCGACGACATCGCCCCCATCAACCCACGCACTCGGGGCGAAGACGGCGCCGGCGGCGTCCCGTACATGACCATCCCGGCGGCCGCCAACGGCGGCGGCTGGAGCACCGGTAACGTAATCAGGATCAACACCGTGGGCGCCATCGCCGATTTCTGGATTGCCCGCGCTATACAGCAAAGCGACGAGCCGCTGGACGACGGCGCAGACGGCTGCGAAATATACGCCCTCGGCAACATCGACAGACCGTAACGGAGACACCATGGACATTTCACCAGCGCACCAGACCGCCGTTGAGGAAGCCACCCGAGTGCCGGCCCTCAACGCCCGGCTGGCCCTGCTACAGCAGACAGACGACCAATCAACCGACCGGGGCAGCATCGCCCTGTTCGGCGGCACCCGGCCCGCCCCCGGCGAAGCACCGGCCAGCGGCGCCATCGTCACCATGCTAATGACCGCCACCGCCGGCGCAGTCGATGAGCATCTATACCAGATCGCCCTCGATGCCCCGCTGGAAGGGCAGAACACCGGGGCAGACCCGGACTCAGGCACCATCCCCACCTGGGCACGAATCTACACCCCGGCCGGGGCATGGTGGGCCGATGTGTCGGTTTCCGTTGAGGGCGATGGTGGGGAGATTCAGATCGTCGCCACCGGCACCGAGGGCGACCCGGCAGAGCCGGTGGTTCGTCTTTTCAACGGCGCGTTTGCGCGCCTTTCTTCAGCGATTTTTCAGGGGTGATTTATGAGTGAGCAGATTGCAGTTATGGCCGGAGCAAACGGGCTGCAGGCTCTATTTGTCTCCGATGTAACGGGCGACGTTTCAACCATCAGAGACATACCGGGAAGCGGTCATGGCGTGGCTATCAGCCCTAATGGCCGATGGCTTGCCGTGCTCAGCACAAGCTCCCCTTATTTAACAGTAATCGACACTCAAGACTGGACAACGGTTCCGGGAATTTCTGGCGTTAATAGTGGTTACGGCGATGTCACATTTAGCCCAAATGGTCAGTGGTTAGCCGTAGCCCACAGAAATAGCCCCAATCTGGCCATCATCAACACCAGCGACTGGAGCGTGGTGACAGGGACACCGGCTATACCTAACGACGCTAACGGCGTGACATTTTCCAGCGACAGCTCACTCCTGGCCGTGGGACACAACGGAGCCCCCTATTTAACCGTTATAAATACCAGCGACTGGAGTGTTATGTCTGGCACTCCAGCACTGCCGGACACGGGCCGAGCGGCGGCATTTTCACCGGGCGATCAATTCCTCGCGGTGGCCCATATAGACCCCCCCTATTTAACCGTCATAAATACCAGCGACTGGAGCGTGGTAGAGGGCACCCCGGTTCTTGAAAGTAACGCCCACTCTACCAGCTTTTCCGAATCTGGCGCTTATCTGGCTGTCGGCCATGACGGCGGCAACGGCCTGACAATACTGGACACCAGCAACTGGTCAGTTATACCCAACACCCCGAATATTGGGCTGGCAGCATACGGACTGGCGTTTGCAGATAACGACACAAAGCTGATTTGCCTGCCCAACGGATCGCCCTATTTGTCAGTTATCGACACCGGCAACTGGTCGCTGATACCAAACACGCCACCACTGGAGTCGCCAGGATATGCTATGGACATTTCTCAGCCCGGGACAGTTCCCGTCCCATCAAGAGAAGTCGCAACCAAACATTATGACGGGACTGATGCAGCCGGCACCGTAACCGTCATGCGTAGAGACTTTTCTGTTGCTGCAGAGATCCAAACATCAGGAGTGGCAACCGCAAGGCTTTTTGAAGCTGGCGAATTTTGGCTCGTATTTCCAGACGACCGCCCCGGTGCCACCTCCGACGCATTCGCCAGAATAAACCTGGACGCCACCAGCGGCGACCTACCCCCGCTCGTTTTGACGCAGGGCTACATCGGCGATCTGGTCACCATTTCCAGCAACCTCACCACCCAAGCCGGCGCGGCCGGTGACGAGGTAGTGATCCGCAACTGGACCACCCGAGAGCTGGTGGCAAAGGTGATCCCGGACGCCAACGGCGACTGGAGCGCAGAGGTTCCCCCGGGCACCTATGATGTCAGCTACATCGCCGAAAACTGCGCCCCGGTGATCCACGGCCCCTACACCGTAGAGCTGCCGTGACATGGGCTACCGCCCGCCGGAGTACACAACGCCGATCACCCTGACGGTCGGCTATAAAATCCCGGGGCTATACCAGCCCCGCGTGGTTTCTGAGGACTACCAGCCGCCAGAGCTGGGCGAACCTCTGCGCCTGCCCGAACAGTACCAGGCCCCGGACATTGCCGACGGCCTGACCCTGCTCACGCCCTACCAGCCGCCCGCGTTCGCCCCGGTTGCGCTCGATACCCGGTACACCGCCCCGGCCGGTTTCGAGCCGGTCACGCTGTACGCCCCGTATCACCCGCTGGCCCTGGGCAAGCCCATCGTCATCACCAAGGGCTACAAGGCGCCCGGGCTGGATCAGGCGCGGATACTGGCCACCGACTACACCCCGCCGGCCATCACCGCCCGGGTAACGATTGCCGACCCGTATGCACCGCCGGAGCTGTCCCAGCCGCTGGTATTGACCAACGGCATCACCGACGAGGCCGATGCGCCGGACGCTGAAGGGCAATTGCTGGCAAGCCTGCCAAACGCCATCCTGCCATTCGCTCTGATTGGTCAGGCGGGCATCGTCGCCACCGGCACCGGTAGTGTGGCATTACCGGTGCCGCTTCCGCCGTTCACGTTCGCGGCGTTCGGGGCACAAGACACCACCTATAACCCGCCACCGCTGGTCAGCGATGTTGTTCTGCGCGTGGGCTACACCATGCCCCCGCTGGAAAACCAGGTAGAACTGTCAGAGCAAATCGAGCCTGAATCCTCGATATACGGCAACCTGAGGGCCGACACCCCAGCGCCACGGTTCATCCTGACCGCCACCGTCACCGGCGACACCATCCCCGCCGGGGCACTGGCCGCCCAACTGCCAAGCGCCGCCCCGGGGTTATCGCTGACCGCAGTCGCCGAAGCCATCGGCACCGGTAACGCCAGCGCCTTGCTTCCACAGCCGCCGCGGCACTCGCTCGGCCTGGCTGCCGAAGCGCTGCAGATACTGGACCTGCCAGACAACGACAGCGCCAGCATCCGCCAACGACACCGCCCCAACTACCCCAAAGCCGAGCTGGGACTGCTATTCCGGCAAAACCACGGGATGGACATCACCCTGCCGGCCGCATTGGCGCAGCAAGCCGCCCTACAGATGCGTAGCCGGCTGGAAGCCAATCAGGCCGAGATGATCCGGTTTCAGCGCCCGATGGGTCAGGCTCACCAGCACGGCGAGGACCTGCGCGGCAACCTGGGCGCGCCCCATGCCGAAGCGGTGCGAACCCGGGAAAGCACCCGGGAGCGGCACCAGCATGGCATAAAGCGCCGGGGCAACAGCAGCATCCCTCACGCCGAAACCATAAAACGCAGGCAGTCGGTCAGGCTGGCGGAACAGCAGGGCCTGAAGTTCACCAAGGGCCTGGGTATTGGCAACCATAACGCCTGGCCGACCGGCACCCGCCTTGAAGTCCGCTGGACCAAGGCAGACCACCCGGCGCCCGGCTATTGGTGGCCGCAGTACAAGCCCCCGGGGCTTCGCTTTGTTATGCCATGCGAGGGCGATTACCAGCCCCGCCCGCTGCACTGCGACGTTATCCTGGGGCCAGGCTACGAACCGCAGCCGCCCTGCGAGATCGAGCCGCCCCGCGAAACCATCACCATCCCCATCAGGGAGATATACACCGTGATCAACACCCTGACCCTGACCGAGCTGGACGGCACCCCCGTCCCGGCGGAGGACTTCAGCGCCAGCATCGATGCCGACAGCTGGACCTGGAGCTGGAACACCCGCATCCCGGCCGACGCCCTGGCGCAAGTACGCCCGGACAGCACCACCCGGGTGGAACTGATTGCCACCATAAACGGTGAACCGCTGCGGGTATTGGTCGAGAACATACAGCGGGAGCGCCGCTGGGGCGAAGCCTGGCTGCGCGTTTCCGGCCGGGGCCGCGCCGCGTTCCTGGCCGCCCCCCTGGCACCGGTCACGCAGTACACCAACACCAGCGCCATGACAGCACAGCAGGCCCTGAACGCCACCCTAACCACCAATGGCGTACCCATCGGCTGGACGATAGACTGGCAGATCGAGGACTGGCAGATCCCGGCGGGCATTTGGAGCCACAGCGGCACCTGGATCGACGCGGCCAAGCGCATCGCCGAAGCCGGCGGGGCCTATGTCCAGAGCCACGACACCGACCAGACCCTACGGATTCTGCCCCGGTATCCGACCGCCCCCTGGAACTGGAACAGCGCCACCCCGGACATTGCACTGCCGGAGGACGTGGTGGAAGTGGAGGGCATCGAGTGGCAGGAAAAACCGGACTATAACGCCGTCTGGGTACACGGCGGCGAACAGGGCCGAGCGGACCGGATCATCATCGGCAGCACCGGCGGAACCAACCCGGCACCGACCATCGTGGACGACCTGGCCACCGACCCGGCCATGACCCGTCAGCGAGGGCTGGCCCTGCTGGGCGATACCGGCAAGCAAGCCCAGATCAGCCTGCGCCTGCCGGTATTGCCCGAAACCGGAATGATACGCCCGGGCACCCTGATCGAATACCAGGAACAGGGCACCACCCGCCGGGGCCTGGTACGCAGCCTGAGCATCAGCCACAGCTGGCCGGAGCTATGGCAGACCATCGGAGTAGAAACCCATGAGTAACCTGTATAAGCGCCTGCTCGGCGTACTGCCGTCAGAACCGAGGGATAAAGGCGAGGTGGTGGCGGTGCATCCCGATGGCGCAACAGTGGAGCTGGTAACCGGTGCGAGATTGCGAGTGCGGGGCGATGCTCGGGTGGGGGATCATGTGTTCATCCGAGGCCGGCAGATTGAGGGGCCGGCCCCGGCCTTGTCGGGTATCGATCAGACAGTCTAGTTTGCCTCGCGAATCCGCTCGCGTTCCTGGATCAGCCGATCGATCTGCCGGTCTGCCATGTCGATTTCCGACTGATAACGCTGACGCTGGAGCTCTGCCCCTTCTGCTAGCGAGCCTTCCCATACCGCCCCGGCCAGGTTGTTATTCGCCCGGTTTCTGTCGCTCTCGAAACGCCTCATGGCCGCGTTCATGTTGCGCCGTGATGCTTCCTTCTGCTTTTCTAGCTCCCGGATCTCCCGTGCGATGCCGTTAAGCCGACGATCCACCTCCCGCTGCTGCATAAAATCCTGAGCGCCGTCACTGACCATCAAGCTACCCTGTGATTTTGGCGCCCGCACCTCGATTTTTTTGGCGTCGTCGCCGCACGGCTGATCCGAAAATACGGTCTGACCGTTAACCTTGCACTGGTAAACAGCTGCCTGGGTTACGGCTGGGGCGATAAGAGCAATTGAAAGAATGATCCTTTTGAGCATGCTAACCTCCTTTATTTGGACACCATAGCCAATACGGCCAAAAACTGCATGTCAAAACGTGTTAAATAGCATGCTGGCGGGTTGGATGTACCCCTATTTGGGGGAGGTGTTTGGAGGGCCGGCTTGCGGTATTTCGAACCAAAACTGCAATGTAAGATTTTGATTTTAAAGGGGCGGTTTTCCCGATTTTCTGACCGACAAAAGCCGCCCTTTTTCTTTATATTTCATAACCCTGCCCCGCTTTCCATCCATACATGGGGTGCAGGGGGTCGTAGGTTCAAATCCTACCGTCCCGACCAGAATTTCCCAAGAAAGGCAGGCACTTACACGGTGTCTGCCTTTTTTCGTTTCAGGCACAACCAAA